TCTAACTCTCCGCCGTTACCAAAGTAAAAGTCAACCATAGCGGTTGCTCCTGGTGGGGCAGACTTGTTCTTCATAACTCGGAACTTAATAGTCTGGCCAACCTTGCGCTTATCTTCGCCAGTACCAACCTCAATCCACTCGTCACGGCGCACCTCTACGCGGGTAAAGTAACTGTAGTTTTTACCCTTACCGCCTGGAGTAGTACGAGGATCGCCATACATAACGCCAATCTTTTCGCGCCATTGGTTGATAATGATGCCTATAAATGGGCGCTCATGTTCAGTCAGAGAACGCTTAGACGCCAGCCCTACCTTACGGAAGAACTTGTTGGTTAGGAGCGCTCCTCGTCCAACGGTTGACTCATCCATGTTTTTCTCATCCTCTGTGCTAGGAACGAGGGCAGGAAGACTATCAACAACAATACAATCCACGGACTTGCTTTCAGCAATTTTGATGACAGCTTCATAGGCTTCCTCCATTAAGTTAGTAGAAATTACATATACACGTGAGGTATCAACCCCGCACATCTCAGCATAGCTAGGTACCCATTGTTCAGCAGCGACCCATACGGTAGTAAAGTCTGGATCTTTCTTCTGGTTAGCGGCAATAGTCTTGAGTGCAATCGCAGTCTTACCCTGACTCTCTTCACCAATGATCTCATGCCATTGATTAGTAGGCCAACCCCCACCAAGCGCCACATCTAAGGACACAGAGCCTGTAGTGATACGACCCATAAAGTCGTCTCTAATTTCGGAGCCAAGCACTATCGTGCCCTCTCCCATTGCTTTGTTAAGGTCTTTTAGTACTTTAGCTAAGTCCGCTGTAATAGTTGCCATTAAATATGTCCAATGATCGTTTGTGGGTTCCATCCGCCTGTTTTTATTTGTACTGCTGGTGTTGCTGGTCCTGATGGTTGACCACCATTACCTACAACGCCTTTACCTACTCCGCTGCCTGACTGTTGAATAGGATATCCGCAATCATAACAACGCTTACGAGCCTCTGGTGTTGCCCCACCGTAGTTACCACTACCGCACCCTGGACAACGTTCCGCTTGAGGCGTTGTCTGCTGACTAGGCGGATATTGTGGCTGCTGCGGTTGTGCATATGTTGCAGGTTGTGGCGCCACGTAACGCGGTGCTGGTGTCTGTGGCTGGGTTGGTTGGGCGTTTAACTTACGAGCAAACCAATCGGCATTACTCATCTTCATCTCCTAAGTAGAAAGTGTCTAGATTAAAAGCATTTTGTTCTATCATCCCTAAGTTTATACCTATAGAGAAAGCCCCAATTAACGTAGAGAAAGCAATAGCTTTGTAGACTGAAGCCATACTGTCTACGTTCTGTAAAATAATATCTTTATCTTCGCTGTCTATACCGTCTAGCTCTTTAAGGTGCATAGAAGTCATAACTTTGGCGCTTAACTCAGAGATAGTCTCTACAAAAGGAAACAGTTCCTGCACCTGCAGTAAGCGTTCTTCGCTATCTTCTCGTTCTTTTGCTTCTCCTTCTGGACTTATTGGGTTAAGCCCTAAAGACACTGCGATCTCATTAGCGTTTGCATCTGGAACTGTGTCGTATATGTACCAGCGGTACACAGTAGTCATAGGAATCTGCGAGGTTACAATCTCGTACTCGTCTTTCTTTCGTTTAAACCAACTCACTTTGCATCGCCCCATCTCTGTACGACTGTTATATCTGCAATGAGTGGGACGTCTAGAAGGTTAATTCCCTCCATAGCCTCACGGATAGCTTCTTTTGTTTTATCCACTAATGAGTCTGGAGTTAAAGTGACTAGTTCGTCATGTACGGTAAGAATCAACTTAGCGCCCTCTGGAATCATCTCGTGGGCCCTAATCATAGCAAGCTTAATGATGTCCGCAGCTGACCCCTGGATGCGCGTGTTGAACGCCTGACGCTCAGCACTTGCTCTAAACGCTGGAACCTTAGAGGTTATATCTGGTAAAAATCTCTTACGGTTCATAATGGTGGCTATGTACCCTTTGTTACGAGTAACCCCAATGACTTTAGAGCGATAGTCGTTGATTGATTGAAACTTAAAAGCAAAGTCATTAAGTAACTTTTTAGCTGCGTTTAACTCACAACCTATTTGACGGGAGATCTTATCTGGGCCTACACCATAAGCCATTGCTAGTACAAGAACCTTTCCCGCGGCTCGGTCAACACCCATAGTGTTACCTACGGTTGTATAGATGTCTTCGCCGTTAAGGTAGTTACCCATCATAATTGGGTCTTTAGACATAGAGGCAATGATGCGGGGCTCAATCTGTGAGTAGTCTGCTACTACAAACTTATAACCTTCAGGAGCAGCAAACAGATTGCGAATAGATTTACCGTGGGCGGTGCGGGGGTTAGGGATGTTCTGTAAATTTGGATTACGACTGGAGAAACGCCCTGTCTCTGCGCCCCATTGCACAAAATCTCCATAGATACGTCCGTTGATAAGCATGCTCTCTTTAGACTCAACCTTAGACTTGCCGTTAGTAGTCTTAGTGACCTCACCGCCAAGATAAGGAACCACATAGGTGCTGAGCAGCTTATTTAAATCTGAATAGGTGAGTAGGGCAGCAACTAGTTCATCTGACTCACGGAAAGGCTCTAATGCCTCAGCGGATACTGAATAATCTTTGTATGTAAGGTTGGCCTTCTTTTTTTTCCCTGCGCCAGTAAGAATCTCTGGCTTAAGGCCACGGCAACCCTCTTCGGTAGGACCATATAGGAGCCATTGTTTTTCCGCGTTAGAGTTAAGGTTGAATACTTGACCAGCAATGCGGTAGATATCTGATCGGACTTGTTCAACTTCTGCCTCCAATTTAACGCTTAACTCTGATAGGTGATCGGTATCAATAGGAGCGCCTGTTAACTTCATATCGCAAAGCACACGAAGCACCTCCATCTCAAGATCCATAATCTTTTCTACGCCTACTTCTTTAATCTTTGGGGCTATTACCTTCCACAGAAGGAACGTGTACTTAGAGTCTAGATACGAGTACTTAGCCACTTCGTCAAAGGAATACTCTTCAACCTTATGACCGATGCCCTTTTCCATGCTGTAACCAAGTTCTCGCTGTAAACAATCATCTAGACCAAGCTTACCCTTGTTTCTATTGTCATAGACAAAGGAACCCATCAAAGTATCAAAGTAAGGACCCACTGGTACGCGCCCGTAATACTTAGTAACAGAGCTTAGGTCAAAGACTAAGTTGTGACCTATAGTAAGAATGCTCTCATTAAACATTAATGGCTCTAACGCGTTAAACACCTCAGCGGGGAACAGCTGCTTTGGGGCTGGGCCAAATACCTTCTCAGCCTTCTTGTCATCCCGTGAATAATCCAGTGGTCTAGCGGGTAATCCAGCAGCAAGTCTCTTCTCTCCTTGCCCCGTAAGAGGGCGTATTAACTCTATGAACTCACCGTTTGGATGACCCATAGGAATCACATCTCCGCGCCCGTGAGTGGCAAAAGAAATCCACATCACTTCATTTACTGCTGGTATACCGCGATGATCTCCTACAGTTTCTACGTCAAATGCAAAAGCATCCTGCTGTAGATAGTAGGCAACCATCTCATCTAATTGTTCTTTGGTTGTAATTATGTTCAAGTTGTATCCCCTGTAAAGCCAGAGGGCCAGAACCAAGGGGATAGATGGCCTGACCCTCCAGCGACCTAGTTTTTAGGAAAGCGAAGCAGCGACTGCTTCAAGCTCTTCCCAAGTTGGCTCCTTAATATCCGCACGTGTGTACGGCTTAAAGGAAGCTACTGCTGCTTCTGCTGTTGCCTCATCAAGGCTCCAGTCTTCCTGCAGATCGCGAGGCTTAACTGGGTTGATGTGGTAAGTAGTGGTCTGCATCTTACCTGAACGACTGATTGCCCAGTAGTTCTTTGTAAGAGGACCCTGCGGTGAGAAGTGTGCAGCGTGTAGGGACTTGAACAAACGTGGGCTTGCAATAAGCATCTGACGCTGTGGTCCGTCAGGAGCGCTGAGGTTAACAATACTGAATGCGCGCTTCTCTTCTGGCTTGCTGCCGAGCTTTACGCATAGAGGATCGTTAGCACCAAGCGACACATATGAACGCTTGCCTTCAGTCTTCTGTTGGAGGAAGTGCTGCTTATATACAGCAAATGGGCCATCTTCATCAAGGAACTTGACTACTTGGAAGCCATCGTTAAAACGGAACTCGGTTGGATAATCTCCTGCAGGAGCAATCTCTGCTGCTGCCCAACCTGACTTTACTGCTGTTGATGATGCCTGTGCTGGACGATCTGCAATTGATTCAATTGAGAACTCGTCGTTTTCTGTTACGTAGCTATCTGTTGTGTTTGACACTGTTATTTTCCTTTGATTGTATTTTATGTTATTTGGTTTCGGATGCTCGGATGTTACTCCAAGCCTCGGCAATCTCATTACTGAGCTGTCGGTGTAAGGACCATTCTATACGCTTTGTATGTAGAAGTCCAGCTGAGTGAAATAACTCAACCGCTTTTTCTACCATAGCGCGAGAATAAAGCCTACGGCCTTGGTGGTCCTTACCATTAACATCCTTACTAGAAGGTAGCCGATAAGGTGCGGCTGGTAGGTAGCCCTCTTTAATCCATGCACGTATGGTTATTATAGGTCTTCCTAATGCCGCCGCTAACGCACCAATAGTAAACATCTCAAGGTCTCTGCCGTTGGGTAATGTTTTCTTGTAGGGCTTTATATCCCACGCGAAGTCAGGTTCAACTTCAGGTTGTTTAACCACTACTGGTTTGCGTTTGCGTTTGCTGCCTGGATAGAAGATATCTAGATCAGCAAAAGTAGAGTCTATGAAGTCATCTGTCATTGACAATAACATTCATTAGTTTATTGGGAAAATCTTCACTGGCTGTAAAATGTACATTAAAGTCATGCTCGTTGGTATCAGCGCGGGTCAAACCATATTGAGGAATGAAAGAGCGCAAGGCTTTAGCTGGAATAACAAGCAAAGCGTCTGTGTATCGGATACAGATACGGTTATATGCAGATGGGTTATCATCAACAGGCTCTGATAGCCACATGCGTTGTAGTTTTTGGAAAGGAAACTTAACCTCCATAGTTGAAGGTCCGTTCATCCACTTAATCTCCATACCGCCAATAAAGTTAGCAAATCCATCTGGTTTTTTAGGATCTTGTAAGCTGTTAACAAGATAGTCCATAAAGTAGTACTTAGGTGTAGACCACGCTTGCCAGCCATACAACTCGCACAACTTATCCATGACTATCTGTTCACGGTTACTGTCGCCTTTATTAACCCAGATAGGACCGCTCATTTATTATCTACCAAAAATGCAAACGATTCTTTAGCAGGAAACATTGCATCAATATCTTCTTCTGTTAGATATCCTTCATAAAAAGCGGCCATGATCGCTCCTTCATCTAATGTAGGAACCATCTTAATGCATTGGTCTTTAATACCTTTGTTAATAAGGATTGCTTCAGCAAGAGTCATGTCTAAGGTTTTAGATACGCGGCGTTGTTTTACTAAACGTACTTCTCCCGCATGCTCATCTACTACTTGAAGAATACGGTGGCCTTTATCATCTGGCTCTACCTCATCTAAAGAAGCCATTAAACGATTCTTTAATTCTGTTTGGCGCGTAGAAAGAACGCCTAGTTCATTTTTTAGTGCTAAGAATTGTCGTAGATTTTTCTTGACGTCATCAAGATTCATATTACCCCCTAGTTAGGAGCAATAATTTAGTAGCCTAAGGGTTACTTGTCAACCTCTGAAAGGTAGAGTTCTAAGGCTTTAATAATGACGCTGGTGACGGTCACGCCTTCTTTGGCAGCTTTCTTTTGAACAGCAAGCCAAATATCATCCGAGACACGGATGGTACGCGTTGGGGTTTTAGGTGCGTTAGGCATCCGATAATTATACGATAGAGTTAAGAAGGAACTGCTTTAAACCGCTCACATTCATAGCGATTCCTCCTTTATCATCTATACCTTCACCATCAATTACCGCGCTCGCCAAGGCGTTTTTTTGTTGAAGTGCCTCATACTGTCTTCGTTCAATTGAGTTTCTGATAATGATGTCCTGTATAACGGCGGACTGAAATCTAGACGAAGCTCGGATAATACGTCCGTTTCTCTGCGTTGCTGCCCCTGAGGACCACGGTAGGTCATAGTTAATAAGGAGATTGCCCGCGGGTAGATCCACGCCATAGCCGCCAGCGTCAGAGCTAATGAGCACACGCACAGAAGGATCATTATTAAAAGCAATCTTATTCTCCTCTTTAGTCTTCGCGTCAAGCTTACCCGAATATAAACGGCACTGATCTGGGCCCAGCACGTCCGCTATTAGATCTAACATATCCACATAAGTAGCAAAGATAACTACTTTGTTCTCGTCATCTTGGTCTAAGAACTCTTTAACATACTGCTCTAAGTACTCTAGCTTAGGCGCGTGTTTAATACCTTCTAGCATGCCCTCATCTACTAGACCAGCAGCATAGGAAGAACCTTCTCCATTCATCTGGTGGAACTTCTTGGCGCTAGTAGTAAGCAAGTCTGGGTGAGAACAGAGCATCTTTAGACACCCAATCTTAGACATGATCTTTCCGCGCATCTCATCCTCTGGCCCACCGCGTGAAGACTCTACGCCATAGTGTGCAAGGATATTAAAGTTAGAACCAAAGAGGTTCTGTGCCTCGTCAAGATCAGCTAAAAGGTCGTTGACTATACGTATGTAAAGCTTGGCTGAACGGCGGTCAAAGTCAACATCAATAGGTTCTTTATGAATAGCGTCTGGTAGGTAAGGAGCTACATCAGGATCTTTTTGCGCCTTGCGTACAGAAGCCTCTTTCATCTTATTATGAAGAGTTGTAAGATTACGGTAGTGCTGTACCCCGCCCCAAGAGTTACGAACAATAAAGGTCTGATCAAAAAGATCAAAGCGCCCTAAGACAGTAGGGTCTACAAACTGCATGATGGAGTAAAGCTCTTCAGGTTTACCGTTCTCAATAGGAGTACCTGTAAGGGCAAATCTAAACGGTGTGTTGGACAACTTCTTAACGTGTTTAGAGCGCTTAGATTTAAACGATTTGATGGCAGTGGCCTCGTCTAATACAACAAAGCCTCTAGGAAGTTTACTTACTTCTGCCCAGTCGTTAACGATTTGTTCGTAATTAAGGATAATGTAGTCCACACCAAAGTCTCGCCAGTTGAAGGCTCGCTCATATTGTTCAGCTCGTTTGGCTTTTGAGCCATCAATGACCAAAGCGCTTGAAGTGCCATCTGTAAATTTCTCTATCTGATTAGCCCACTGGTATTTAAGTGAGGATAGACAAATTATAAGACCTGGTTCAGTAATTTTCTGCTCATCCATTAACCGCTCTAAAGCAGCAATAGTAAGAACTGTTTTGCCTAGACCCAAGTCATAAGCAACCAGCATCTTAGTACGAGCACACATCCGATCTACAGCCTCTGGCTGATAGGGAAGAAGTGTTCCTGTAAATGTCACGTCAATCCATTCATCCGAGTCTTGACCATTAGTTCAAGATACTCAATAGTACCGTCATTAGTAAAGATCTGGTCTACTTTATAGTGGTCCATCTCAGACTCAGATACGTGGTTATTGATGGCGCTAACCCCTGTTCGCTTTATACGCCATAATTGAGCACCGTATATATCCTTGAGCCATTCGGCTTCATTAATGAACCTAACGTCAGTGATGACGTAGTTACCGTTTATATCTACGTTTTTTAACGCTTCAACAATCCAATGGTTATCGCCAAACACTTTACGGGCGCCTACACCTAGGCTTTGTAAAAGCCGTCTAACCTCAGGTTTAGCTTTAGCGATCTCCCAACCGTACTCCTCAAGAGTGCTGCTTAAACGATGCCCACTCTCAAGAATAGGATCCATCTCTACTAATAGTTCACGTATCTTGTCGGCAAAAGCCACTCGGGTATACCCATAGTTATTTACGAGCACGTTGGCGACAGTATCTTTACCGCTCCTAGCGTAACCCGTTAAGCCAATAATCATGGTAGTTGCACATACTTTCCTGTTAACCATTCATTGCTAGCAACTTTTGCAGTAGATGAGATTAAGCTATAAGTAGCGGCCCAAGTAGCCTGACGATTAAGTGTCCACCATCCTGTTAATGCTGCTGTAGCGTTTGAGGTTCCAACCATAAACTTTTGAGTACCGTTTGGTTGAGTTGTGTACCAGCGAGCGTTTAGATAAAAACTTGTTTGCGCATTTCCATTACTATAGCGAGCAATATAAGGCTTGGCTGTTGGATCATATGCTTTATTTGAGATACCTGGGTCTGGATTATCGGTGGCACCAACAGACACAACATCTGGCAGGCAAGCAATAGAATCCATAGCAGTTCGGTTGCTGTCGTTTCCTGTAGCGGCGATTACAGCCACGTTATTGGCTTTAAGAGCAGCAATATCTTGGGCTGTACCGTCTGGCACTAAACATCCTGCAAAAATCTTTCCTTGAGAAACATTTACTGCAGTAATGTTGTACTTAACTCGGTTTGCTACAACCCAATCAAGCGCTTGTTTGACCGCATTATTAGAGTAAATATAAGGATTACCTTTATCAGTAATACCAACAATACGAATAGGAATTAACTTAACTGCTGGGTTTACCTTGTTAATTATAGAAGCCATCTCAGTACCATGAGTAAGCGTCATATTAGTTTGCACACCTGTGTTGGCTGCACCTAAGCCCTCCATGGTCATAGAGCCGTTTGGACAGTTTGAGTACTCAAGAATGCAGACCTCAGTAAGAATGTTGTTAAACAACGCGGTGTTAACGCCTGAATCAATAATAGCTACTGCCTGAGGTGTAGAAGCCTGAACAGAATTTATTGGAAGCAGTACTAACGTAAGTAAAAACAAAACCTTTTTCATATTGCTTTATCCCCTTTAATCATATGTTTGGCGTTTGCCAGTCCAGACTGTATCTCATCTAGGCTCATACCGCCAACATCTTTAACGTCAAGGTTACCGTAGTCAAAAAACCACGCTTCGGCGCCAAACTCATAGCACATACTGAGCAAGGCCTTAGAGGAGGCACGACCAGCGTCGTCGTTATCCATGGCAAAGATAATCCTATCGGCGCCTCGGATCATATTGAACTGAGGGTGAGAGACGATAGCCCCATAAGTAGCCACTCCCCCTGCAATACCTACAGAGGCTAGTCTTACTACATCTAACGGGGACTCAACTACAATCATGTCTCCGCGCTTGTATTGGTGGTAACCAAATAGGGTTACCGCTTTCTTTACGCCAGAGGGCACGTTTTTAAAGTAACGGCGGTCATGCCCTTTTTCTTGCCATCCTAGTAGTTTATTGGAAATAGGATCACGAATAGGAATGATCCAGTTGTTATTACGGTCATCCCATCTAACGCCGTAAACGTCGCACTCAACTACAGATAAACCTCTAGCCTTAGCCACCTCTAAAGGAACGCTAGTAAACGCGCTCATCATGGACTCGGTTATACGAGATGGCTCTTCTATCTTTGCCTGAGCCTCACGGGTGATCCTATTAAACTTTGCAAGCAACCCATCAGAGGAACCAAGCCATTCGGTAGCCTTATCGTAGTCAGTCCCTGTTACATAAGAAACTAATGAATAGAGGCTTCCTTTCCAACCGCAAGAGAAACAATTGTGAACACCCGAATCAGCGTTAATGTACCAAGACGGGTTACGGTCCTCTTTACCTGTGCGCTCAACGTGAGCAGGGCAGTGCGCCTGAATCTCGTCTCCGCGATTACTAATGACCTCTATATCAAGGCGAGAAAGAACCTCAGTCATCTCGTCTAATGTCATAGCGCTAGGTCGTCTTCACTAAGTTCGCGGAATGCTCCAGTATTCCAATCCCATAGAAGGTTAGCTTCACTAAGACCTGAGTTACGGCTAGCAATAACGCGGAGGGTACGAGTGTCATCTACATTCTCATCTACCCGCTGTAAACCAAAGATAACGTCAGCATCTTGGTGGAACGATGAGGAGTAACCAATAGAGTCGGTAGTAACTTGACCGCCGCGCATCTTCCAAGCCAGAGCCTGAGTAGATATAACAATCGGCTTTTTAATCTTCTGCGCTAAACGCTTGAGAGAACGAGTGATATTAGTAATAGCCTGTGGGGTATTGGACTCACCAGTCTGCTCATCAATCATCAAGTAGGTACCGTCAATAAAGACAATATCTGGGTTCTTGCTCTGGATCTTGCTGGCTACAGCACTTACAGTCTGTCCTCCTGTGGAGTCTACAAACCAGAACTTGTCTCGCATTTGAGGAACACCCTCAGCAACAACCTTTATAAGGCGCCCTTCCTCATCAGGAGTTAGGTTACCCGTCATAAAGCGCTGATAAGAGATGCGAGCCCGCATACAGTAGTAACGGTTCTTCTGCTCTGTATTACTCATCTCAAAAGACATAAACATAGGAACACTGCCGTTGAGGTGGCAGTTAATAGCAATCTGCAAAGCGAGTGTGGACTTACCTGTCTTAGGAGGAGCAACGATTACCACTAGTTGTTCTGGTTGCAGCCCTGAGGTAGAGGCATCAATAGTAGGAAAGCCTGTGGCAAGACCAAGCATGCCTGGGTTGTTTTTACGGTACTCATACTCAGTTAATACGTTTATGGCTTCTTTAGTGATTTCTAAATCATTAGATCGTGTTAAGCCTTCTTCTTCTAAACGTACTAGACCGCGCTCCATAGCGATAAGAGCGCCTTCATGATCTTGGTCTTTCTCAATAGAAGTTAGCGCTTCGCCAATAGTATGGATAATAGATAACCTACGGCGGCTCTCTACCAAGCGGTCAATAAAGTACTCAATAGTATCTTCTACATACAAAAGCCGATATGTAGGGAAGTTGTCTATAACGATATCAAGGCTAGGACACTCTTGATACTTAGAATAGTGGTCGTGAATAAAACGAAAGATCTTCTTATCGTTTGCATCCGCAAACCACTCTTCGTTTACTCCGCGCTCAAGGATAATACCAACACTGCGGTCTTCAATGACCTTACTTAATAACTTTGCTTCATTGTTCATAATTGATTGAAGTCCAATCCCCAGTGTCCGTATCTTAATATATTACTTGGTACATCTATAACGCCAATAACTTCTGGTCGGTAAGGGAGTTCCGCCATTAAATGGTTTATAGACTCGTATGACGAGTAATACCTAAACGGGTTAGTTCCCACCTTATCAATGTAATCCATTGATTCAGATAACTGTTCATCGTTTAACGAGTAAGAAACTAATTCTAGCGTTACCCCTTTATTAGTTGTAAACAAATAAAGTGCGCTAAGTATATCGCGACGAATCTTTTTCTCAACGCTAGGTAATGGAACAATCTTAAAACGTTTCTTTATATTAACTTCTACCGTCATAAAGATGTCCATTACTACTAACACCCTTTTTGGCATCTCGTTACTTATATCCCCATTGCGCACTTAGTAGACCTCTATTTTTCCAAATCTTATAATGAAGTCTCTGAAGTCTTCGTCAGACTGTTTAGCTTTATCAGCGTCTTCTTTGGTGGCCCTACTAGATATTTCTAGAGGGTAGCTGCCATTGTTCTGTTCTATACGAGCGCTAACAAACTTAACGTGTTTACACGTACTGCGTCCTTTAAACCCTGGACATGTGCAAGATAATTTACCTGCACGGTCTGAGGTCACTTCGTAGATGCTTGGTCCTGGAGTCTGAGATTGACTCAAAAATAGTTGTACCAAACGAGATGTGGACACGCTCTTACTCACTTCCTTAGATCTTCTGCAACCATAGGCAAATAGTAGAAAGCTTCATTTGCAAAGCTCTCTGTAGCATCGCCATAAGATGCTGCCCAGTGCTCCAACTTAATGTTTGTTGTAACAATGGTAGGCAGTCCGTGGTTAAAGCGTGTGCGCAACAAATGATGGAAAGTGTTACTTTGCCAACCAGAAAGAGTTGTGTGTTCTTTTCCTAGGTCATCTACGATAAGTACACGGATG